TTATATCCTGCTATATTTTCTCTTTCTAATGCAGGTCCTGCAGTCATCAATGCTCTCATAGATGGCATAACAGATAGCCCTATAATACTATCTTCTATTCTTCTCCATACTTCACTATCTAATACTACACCTAAGTTTTTATCTAAATGACCTTGCATAAAATTACTAAACCTAGATACTGTTTCTATCCATGTCTCTCTTCTACCTTCATCAGGTAACCAACGTGCATATCTAGATGCATGAATAAATGTTTGATATTCTGTTGGTAAATAGTTATTCCCTGCCATAGTCTTTCTCCAATATTAATTCACAATAATGTATAACTTTTTCTATATCACTAGCACCTTCACCTTTTCTTCTATGTCTTGTAATATATTTTACTACATTACCCTCAAGAAAAGTAAGATTATTTTCTACAATATAATCAACAGGTTGTATCTTACATGATTTGTAATGGTCTCCACCTACTTGTCTTTCTGTAGCTAATCTAGCTTCTTTCTCTATATTTATTTTCTTAAAATCTTTTTTATCTTTAACTGTATCTGCAATAGCTTTATCCATCAATCCCATTTTATTCCCCTATTTACTGTTTAATACTGCATTAATTTTTTGTCTAACAAATTTAATTTCTTTAGAGTGTATCACTTTATAAGCAAATTGTCTAGTATAATTTGAACTTAATCCTGCTTGTTCACAAACAAATTCAAAGTTATCACATGTAACTCCTACACTACAAAAAAACCAAGCCACTGCTCTGTTTCTATTTAAGATAGAAATAGATGATTCTTTTTTTTCTTTAGGTTTTGTTGCATCTAATAAAGCTTGGAATATAACAGCAAGAAATAATTTTCTTTCTGGTGACTCACTTTTCTTTACAGTTGCTAAAACTGAAACTTCTAAATCAATTGTCCTTTTCATTATTTACTATAGTATGTAACATCTCTATTGCATCTGTAGCTTCAGATGCTTTATGTACTAATTCAATTACATCTTCTACAATCTTAGGATGTTCTCCTACACCTACAGGATTGTTAATATGTATCTTAATATTTGCTAAAGCTTTATCTCTCTCTGCTGTATAGTGAGACATAACTGCTTCTAATATATGTGCTTTTATTGCCATTTTATTTCCTTTACCAATTTGTTACTTCTTCTACATCAGGTGTTCTATTTACCTGCGTAAGAAACCTTTTACCTTTCGCATAACTAAATACACGAAGTCCTTTACCTTCATTAACATCAGACCAACATAGTCTTTTATGAGAGCAATAAACACAACCAATAGCAAGCTTCCTATTGCCACTACTTCCATCAGGAACATCAGAGTAGCATCTATCAGGTGGTCTATTTTCATCCAAAGTTTGTTTAAGATATTTAACCCTATCTTTCGCATTTATCATCTCCACAGAATGTACTTTTGTTAAACATATATCTCCATTTTGTTTATCTATAGCTAAAAAAGCTGCTTCATCTACACCATTACCTTCTGCATAAGCAGATATTTGAGGTATGTAACCAAAAGGGTCATCCATAGATAGTGTATTATTTTTAAATTTAAGAAAACTTTTACCAGATGCACTCTTACAATCAACGAGAACTCCATCTATAAAACAATCTTGATGTCCTTTTACTCCTTCTATTTCTACTTCTTTTTGTTGGGCACTAACTGTATGTCCTGCTAATTTTGTAAATAATATTAACACTTCTTCTAATAAATGTCCATAGAAAAATTTTATTCTTAATGAAGGATTTAATTTTTTATCTTCGTGTTCTGTATGTTTATCATACCATAGTTGCCTAGCAGGTTTACCTATAGCTGATAACCTTAAATTTCTTTTAGGTGTATGTTTTTCATCTAATAATATCTTTATAGTATTAGTTACACCATCTGTAAAATCTTTTAGATGTTTATCTAAATCTTTTATATTATTTTTTTTATCTAAATCAAATAGAGAATATATATCTTCTACTAAAGTATCTATATTTTTTTTCATAAAATAAATATGGGGAGACCAAGCTGATTACTGTACGTTGGTTTTTGCCAGAACTCCCCATAGTCCTTTCGTTAATTAAGAAGCAAAAGATACTTCAGCATCTTCTTTTGCTACAAATCCATCTGGTACAACATCAAACGCATCTTCCATATCATTTTGATAAGGAATAAGATTTGTAACTTGCACTGCACGTAAGTCTGCATTAGTTCCAGACCTACCTTTGTACTCCCAAGTATATGTAGAGTACAACACACTTACTTCAGAGCCATTACCAATTAAGGTATCTTTCATAGCTCTCTTTTGAGAATCCATTAGAGTTGGAGCTTTATTATAATCTCCATTCTTTCTCCTAACATTTCTCTTTATGCTAACAAAGTCTCCTCTGTCATCATTCTTATTCTTGATTGTAAGACCATCAGCTTCAGCAATCTTCTTGTTCTTCTCATCTAAGCTAACGTCTATACTCCAAGTACCATCACTATCGAATGTAGTGTTTGGATTTATTAATGAAGCCCAATAGGCTTTTCCCTGTATTACGGACATTTATTTGTCTCCTTTCATAGTTAAAAATATAATTATAGCAAAACATATACAATATGTCAAGCACTTTCTTTAAAAGCTTTTATTACATCAGAAGAAAAAAGCTTTTGTATATTTAACAAATACATACGAGATGCATTGTTATCTCCCCCTGATACTGATTTTTTATTATCTAAGTTTTTAATTATCTTTCTTAGACTATCTGTTTTAAAAACCAAAGTAGCAAAAGTTTCTTCACCGATACAAAGATTGTGAAACCAATAGTCAGATGTGGTGGCATCAATACCACTAGGTTTACCATAGCATTGATACTCTATTGCAATATTACCTGTTCGCTGCCACATATCTCTTTCAGATTTTACTTCAATCTTTTTGTCTTGTAACATAGATGCTACATTCTTCTCTCTTACTTTTCCGTATTGTAAATCTATATCAAATTTTTTACGATTTTCAATACTTGGTTCTAATGAGTTTCTGCCCATGTTTTTCCTACCTTATGTTCGTTATCTAATGGACAACGCATTTGTAATTGTTTCTCAGTATCTTTCATAGCATACTTAGTTATCTTACAAAATGCCTGCACATCTTTGTTTACAACCTCAAACTGATATTCATCATGAACACTAGCAACTAACTTTACATCTAAGTTAGAAGACGTAGTTCTTTTCATAATGTTTACCAACCACAACTTACACACAACTGCTCCTGCACCTTGTATCAAAGTATTAAGAGCAGAGTGTGGACTACGTGTACGCAATAACCTACCATCTATGCCCTTTATAACACCATGTTTTTGAGCAGTATTAGTTACAATATCACGTACACGTTTAAGGGATGGCATACTTTTTAAGAATCTATCTATCAACACCTTTCCCTCTTTTGAACCTCCTCCTACTATCTGACCTATCTTAGCAGGACCTGCACCATACATAAATGCATAGATAAAAGTCTTTGCTTGGTCTCTATCTGTAAGACCTGCCATATTCATATTATGAGTATGTATATCTCCAGTTAGTAGGGTATCAGTAAACTGTTTATCATTCATTAAGTGAGCCAGACATCTAAGTTCTAATCCACTAGCATCTGTTCCCACTATGGAATGAGTATGTATATTACCTACTGTCCAACACTCTCTACATTCTTTACCATAGGGAGACCGAACAGCAGGTATCTGAGCCATATTAGGACTATTGTGTGCCATTCTACCTGTTATAGTTTTCAATGTCATTACTTTACCATGCACTCTACCAGTTTTATCGTTAAATGATTCAATCCATGACTTGATTTGTGCAACACGTTTTTGTAATAAAAAGAACCTTGAAAACTTTTTAGCTTCAGGCATATCAATAGTATCTAATACATCTTCATTTACAATTACACTACCTTTATCTGTAAACTTTTTAGGTTTCCAACCTATAGCCATAAGTCTGTTAGCTATCTGTTGTCTAGAACCTATATTAAAAGGTATGTATTTGGTCTTTGTTTTTAGTTCTACTTTCGTAGGTTCAAACCTTTTTATTGCCCACTTTTCTAACTGATTAGCTTCATCTGACAGTTGTCCAAGTAACAACATTGCTTTCTTTATATCTAAAGCAAATCCATTTTTCTCTTGTTGGTCAAGTATAACTCTTACTTGATGCTCTAAGTCAATGCATGACTTTGAGAAACCTTTACCCTCTTTTTTTAGGTGTTCATATAGCTTATGTGTTATCTCTACATCTTGTATACAATACTTTTTCAACTCATCTGTATACTTTGCAAAGCTTTCTATAGAACCTTTTGGAAATTTAAATCTATCTCCCCATGCTTTTAATCCATTACCACCTTCTCTCATTGGATTAAATAGCTGTGATAAAATTAATGTGTCTAATACTTGTGATGGTTTAATATTTGTTCCTAATAATTTATTAAGAACAGGAGCATCAAAAGATAAACCATTATGCATGATATACTGTTCAATATTTTTTGACCAGTTTTTAAATACATGCATATTATCAGGGTCAAATACTGTTACTAAGTTTGTATCTATATTTTTAGCTACAATGCAATTAACAACACTAGCATCTAGTTGGTCTGTTTCTATATCAAGAACAACTTTCACAATCTTCCTCCTTTTTTCCACACCAGTTACAAGGTTCATCTTTACCTACTTCCATTTCAGTTTCTTCTTCTTCACAATAATGCTTCCACATTTTTGGTTCTTTATCATTATTAAATAAAATTTTATGTGCTTTCACTATCATTCTCTTTTCTTTAAATGTTAACTTTCTTGGTTCATAAACTATTTTGTTTTTTGCCATTTTTCATAACCTTCTATCCACATTTGTTTATTGTTCTCTTCTTTGTGACCCCAATATACTAAATGAAAAGCATCACATTTTGGACAAGATAAGTTTGTTACAATAGCATGTTCCTCATCATCCTCACAATCATGGTCTCCACCCCATATTAATTCTGTTCCACAGTTATAACATCTCATTAGAAAGGTACCTCTTCTTTATTTTCTACATTATACTCTGCTTCGTAAGGATTGTCAACCTCTGTTAATCTACCTGTATCTCTATTATAGTATAAATGTGTAGCTATGCCTGTTTCTCCTGTGTATCTATTCTTTAAAATACGAATGGTTGTAGTATTAGCTTCATCTCCCTCTGCTTGTTGATTTCTTTCTAGACCTATTACACTATCTGATAAGTGTGCGATAGATGCAGAACCTCTAAGATGTGATAGTGTTATCTCTTTACCATTCTCATGACCAGAGTCACCTGCAGGTCTACGTAAATGTGATACAAGTAACATACCCACACCTGTTTGTTCTACAAGAGAACGTAGCTTTGTCATAAGCACATCAATAGACTTTCTCTCATCTCCCTCTTCTTGTCCAGAAACAAGAATAGATAAATGGTCTATAAATATCCATTTACAATCTAATGCTTGTGCCATGTATCTAACTCTAGCAAGTATCTCGTCATTACTAATAGAACCAAAATGGTCAAAGGCAAAGAATCTACCAGAGCCTATAGTATCTTCTTGCCATTTATCTAATTGGTCTTGAGTAAACTGTTTACGTATTTCTTTTATATATAATCTAGCATCAGCTTCTACTGACATAATATTAAATGCTGTGTTCTTAACACTCTCTTCTAATGCTAGTATACCTATATTATCTTTTGTGTTTCTAAATAAGTGATGCATTAGTTCTCTCATAATTGAAGACTTACCCATACCTGCACCACTTGTAAATGTTATTAGTTCTCCTGTTCTCATTCCATAAGTTTTATCATTCATCTTACTCCAAGGAAACAAACATGTTTCACAATACTCTTCCGTAAATAATGAAGAGCCTAATTGTTGTAAGTTCATAATGCCTGCAGGAGTATAAGGTTGTGCTGACCACCAAGCTTGGTTGAAGGCTTGACTTTTACCCATCTTAAGGTACTCGTTAGCATCCTTATACTCCATAGACATTATTTTGCACTTGTTCGGAGAAAACAATTGAGCAACTTTGTTGGCAGCTTTTCTGCCTTGTTCATCCATATCGAAACATATAACTATATTCTCAAAGCTATCTAGGTATTCAAAAGCTGACTTGCAATCTCTCAAAGCACCACCTGCTCCTGTCTTAACAGATACAGATGCCCACTTGCTACCCATTAATTGATAGGCAGACATAGCATCTACTTCTCCCTCTGTTATAGTTACATATTTACCACCAGAACTAAAAAGGTTCTGTCCAAATAATATTGCATCTTGAATAGAACCTTCAGTCCACATCTGTTTGTTAGATGTATTTCTAATCTTATTAGCTACGTGACCACCATTTACATCATAGTATTTATAAATGTGTTTGGTAGTTACTGTACCATCTCTTGTAATCTTTGTACAAAACTTTTCTGCTGTGTCTTTACTTATCTTTCTTTCTACTATGTCTGCATACAAACCATCACTTGTCAAAGGTCTAGCTTCTACAACAGGCATAGGTGTTACATTATTCATATCTTCACCCTCTCCAAATCTAGTTTCACAAGAGAAACAATAACTGTATCCTTCTGCATGTTTAACATTGGCATCACTAGACCCACACTTAGGACAAGGACCTCTGTCTAACCATTTACTTGAATACATATTACCTCTCTAATTATAATCATTTAATTTATCTTTATATAATAATTCAGCAAAGTCAATTCTTTCTCCTAGCACAACATTAACATCTTGTTTAGCTAATCTCTTTGACTCTTTATCATCATACCCTTCACTTTTATATTCTCTGTAATACTTTCTAAATAAAGTTTTACTTTCTTTATCCCATAAATTTTTAGTCAACGTTATCTCCTACAGATTAATAATATAAAAAATAAATCCTACTATTAATAGTACAGGAAAAATATGATTTGTCAATAAGTTTTTTTTCTCTGTCTTTTTAAACCATTTACCTGTAGCTTTTAATCTTCTATCTCTATCTTTACTCATCTTTAATATGAGATGCATCTGGATTTTCTACCCACCCTTTATATTTCTTATTTGTTTTTAATTCAAACAATTCATCATTTAATTGTTTAACTCTTACCATTAGATTTCTATTTTGTTCTTGTAAATCTCTAACATTTTTTTTTAGCATTTCTTCTATATTTGTTTTCATTTATAACCTCGTTAAAAAATACGCAAGTAAAATAATAAACATACCTACTATTAAACCAACGACAAAAGCATTTATTAGTGTAGGTTCTATCATTGAACACCCATTAATATCATATGGTCATCTAATAAAGGTCTAATCAATATATTATTTTTAATATATAAACTATATAAAAAATCTTCTGCTTCTATATCAGATTTAAAATATCTTACTTTACCATCTTCTTCATATACATCTGGTAATTCATCTATCTCTGGATTATATAAAGCTATTACATACATCATTTATTATCCCAATATTTCTCTATAAAGTATACGTTGTATGCCCAAGATACATCTTTATTTTCATTACACATCTTATCATATATTTCATAGTTAGTTAAATTATAATTATTATTTATATAATTATATTTTATAATACTATATTTATATTCTTTTGTCAACATATTATTATACCACAATTAGTGGTAATGTAAAACATAGCAAGTACCAAACAATACATGCAAAAAATATCTTAATTAAATCTTTAGTTATGTCTATCATACTTTAAAATTCCTTCCTAAGTCTTTGTTATATTTATATAATTCATAATTAACTTTATTATCTCTAAGCATATCAAATAATCTATCTAATATCTTTTTTTTACTTGGTCGCTTATTAAAGTCTAATTCTATTTTTACTTTGTATTTCATTCTTCCTCCTTGTCTCCAGAGATAGCACCTATCTTTCCTTTAAAAGGTATAACCTTTGCAGTAGGTTTTAAATCTTTACGTTTTATATCTTCTACTAAGTGTATATCTGGCTCAAAATCCATATTACCAAACATAAAATCTTCTAGTTCTGTACGACCTCCTATATGTAAAAAGATTTGTGGTACAGTCTTATGTCCTGCTTCTCGAAATCTTTTTATCTTTTCAGTTGTATCTAATTTTCTTTCTTCAAATGTTTCTCCTGCTTCTCTTAATATCATCTTTGCAGTTTCACAATGTCCACATCTATCTTGTGTATATATAATATATTTAATCATCATCTTCTCCTTTATCAAATCCGTTATCTTCTCCATAATTATCTGGACAACAATCTTCACAATAAATATTGAAACCTTGTAAAAAACCTACAAAAGCATTAGTCATTTCTCCACAGTTATCACATACTCTGTCATAAATTGTGTCATCATAATGGTCTTTAATCATCATCTTCCTCCTCTAAATCACCCCAACTATCCCAATAAAAATCTAGTTGATTATTTTGTATTGCATCTATAAATTTTTGTTTTGCTATTTCTTTTGCTTCATCTGTAAGTTTTGTAAATCCTTTTACATGAACTCCTGAATCTATGTATACATCAATACCTTTACTCATCTACTAAGTTCTCCTTTCCTTCTTCCATTTCCATTCTAAGTTTCATATTAATAACTTCTAGCAGCATACTTGTAGCTACAGTATTACTAGGTGCAGTATCATATGCAAGGTCTGCTGTTTGCATTTGCATAGCCATTATCATATTAGGCACAGATACTCTGTTCTTTAACTCATCAAACATATCAATAATATATTCTCTTGCTAAGTCTATCTGCCCTTCGTCATTAAGTTTTCTGACTGTCATAATATTTCTCCTCTGTCTTTTTTAAATTATAAACATATGAAAGTATATCTTGATGACTATATCTTTCAGTAGCATCTACACCTACTAATGCTTCACATAGTTGTTTATACTTTTCAACATAATATTTTGTTTTAATATTGTCACTCATCATCTTCCTCCATTTCTTCTATGTCACTAATGTAAAACTCCTCGTGTACTTTTTCAAAAGTATCTGGAGTTTGTAATGCTTCCATACGTCTACGTACTTCCTCTGCATTTACACTAGGTGGATACTCTACATACCTTTTGTAGTGTATGATTGCTTGTCCTCTTACTTCGTAATATCTTTTCTTTTGTTTAACCACGTTGTATCTCCTTACTTTCTATAAAAATCTCTTGATTCAAATCTAACAAACTTCAATACAATCCTATCATCATCATCTCTTACAGTCATATTAAAGTGTTCCCACACTTCATTCATCTCATCTCCATAGATATAAATTAATCTATCCTTAGGTTTCTTTTTTACTTTAATTGGTTTCTTTGGCATCTTTATTCTCCCTCATATCTAATACATCTAATTTTAATTGCTCTGGTTCATACTCACCATTCGCTATTTCACATAAAACTTCTAGTACAAATTGTTTAGGATAATCTCCTCTTTTATCTGTGCCTATCCATGACTCCATATCTTCTTCACTTACTCTCATATTTTATTCTCCTTTGATATAGGAAACCATTTTATAAAACCTTTTGTTGAATATGTATACTTTAATTTTGCTTTGTTGTCAACATATATAGCAGTTGTTTTATCTTTATACTTTAGTTGCATATCACAACCTAGCATAGACCATAGTCCTTGATGGAGTTCCCAATGCTGTGTTGGTGTTAAATTACGTTCTTGTCCCATATAACTTGTCCTTTCTTAATTAGTTCCATTACTTCTTCTTTGGTTGCAGAAGGTTTATGCACCTTCCAATTACCTTTCTCATTAGGTAATGTTTCTACAACAAAGTCCCCACTTGTATTGTGTCTGAATATACTCATATATAGTTCTTCTACAATCTTTACATATTCTTTCTGGGTATACTTGGATACATCTATTTCTTGCACAAGTGTAGCAAAGTGTTGTACGTTTACTTGTTTAAATCTTTTGCTCATTCTCAATCTCCTTTCTAAACATTTTTGATAATCTAGTAAAAGGTATTTCTTTTACATTATTTATATCGGTATCATTAAGATGAATACCAAACTCTTCAAGAAAGCCTTGCTTTAATTGTTCAATATATTCTTCCATATTTTCTGCATCAAGCATGTTACCTTCCCATGTTACAGTTATTGTTGATGTATATCTTTTACTCATTGTTACCACCAATCATGTCCTTTCTCTATGGCTTCACGCACATAGCTTTTAGTATCTCTATTTCTACTAACAAAGTCTGGTATAGTTATAACCTCTGCATCTGTTTCTATCCATACTTTAGCACCACAAGACAGAGGTTTGTCTGGACTATACACAACTTTACACTCTCCAAGAATATGTACTTGATGCCCATAGGTATTACTATTGTATGTCTTCACAGTAATCACAGGTTCTCGTTTGTTATGTTTGTGATTAGATTTAATAACGTGTTGGTTTATATGTATATATTTTTTCATAATGCTTCTACCTCAAACTGTTCATATTTAGGAATAATAACTGCAACAGTACCATTGATAGTATCTCCAACAAGTTGTTTTTTATTTCTATACCAATAGTATTGATACATCATTGTTGCTCTTTTATTCATAGGTCTACCTTTTAGTTTAGCTTCTTCATCTACCCACATCTCTACAGTCTTTTTCTTTACACCTCGATTTGTGTCTATCTCAATAACACCTTTTACTATCTGAATAGTATCTGCCATTATCTTAGGATAGATTTCTTTGAAGGTAGGTTTCTTTCTAAATATCTCATCTAACATTCTATCAGATGTAGCTTGTAATATTAATACTCTAGTTGCCATAAGTTTTTCTCCATTCATCAGTTGCTTGTACTAATTCTGGATTGTGTTCCAGAATATCATTAACATAAGTATCTCCTAAATCCCAACCACCATAAGTCATAGGTGTTCTAACTGCAACAAACCACCTAGAGTATTGGTTGGTATCTTCCTTATCTTTTCTTTGATAAGTTTTTAATACTCTCCATTCCCAACTGCCTAGCTTATAGGTAGCATAAGGATTTTCTTTTGGTCTTGATTTTCCAAATAAGTTTTTAGTCATCTGCTTTCTCCTTTCAATATTAATCATATCTGCGTTTTACAAAATCTATATAGTCGTATGCTTCGTCTTCAGTCCAACCTAGTTTCTTGATAACAGAATACACTTCATTAGCTATCTCTTCTGGTGTTCGTATTGTACCTACAGAAACACTATACTCGTATTCATCATCAAGGTCAACTAACTTTTCTTGTAGTTCTTGGTATGTCATACTCATACTTTCTCCTCTCTCATTTGTTTTAATCTAGAAGGTATTACTAATAAGTCATGACATAAATCACAACATCTACCAGATGCGTATGGTTCTGCATTATGTCCACCTTCCCAATATACCACACCTTCTTCATTTTTATGTGGTGGTATATTACTTCCACATATTATACAATCTTTACTCATATGCAAGGCTCCTCTCTATCCATATCTGATAAGTCTTCTAATTCATATCCATCATAACTCAATGGCTCTTCACCATGCCAATAGTCTGTGTTCTCTTCACAAAAGTTATTTGCTTTTTCTTCAGCATAGTCATCTACTTCTTTAACTTTATCTCTTGTAATCTTATACATATACATAGCGAAAGACCTAACCATATCATTAGACTTTTCTGATTGTATCTCTTTATGTAATCTTGTCAATACAAACTCTATAATATTAGCTAAATCTTTTTTAGATATAAAGTCTTCTTTTATCTGCTCATACTTTTCTTCCATTAACATTTCGTTACCACTATGTGACATTTAACACCTCCTCTTCTAAATATTCTACTTCTTCATCAACATAAGTGCATCTATCAAGTTCACTATCACTAACAGATACATCTTCTATCTCAGAGCCATCTGGTGTAGAATAACTTTCTGCTTTGTTTCTTGCTATATCTTCAGCTTCCTCTTTAGTGTATGCTTCAACCACAAACTCTTCAGTAATTGTTTTATCTACATAAACTCTAAAAGTTCTAGGATTATCTCTTAAGTATTTTTTATCTTCTTTTGTTAGATAATCTGAACCTGTTTCTATAGCACCAACAAATTTAACACTTCTTATTTCATCTCTCATAATTATTCTCCTTTATTTTTTCTAACTCAATTTGTATTCTATCTTGTAAAGGAAAAGAATACTTGTGTTCATCTAGTGGTATATTTACTTTACCATTCTTTTCAAACTCATTTAAGATAGCATCTGTTATTAACATAGCTATATCTAAATTGTTTCTTTTCATAATAACTCCTTTCTAATATATATAATATGTATCATACTATTCTAACTTTGTCAAGGGTTCGATAGGGGGTCGAACTCTAATGTTGTGATAGATGTACGTGAGATGTTCTACCTATCGCAACTTTAGAAAAGCAACCACCCTTGCAAGTATCACATATCTTTAGCTTCTTATGTGTCTTAGGGCAAAGGTATCTTCTATCTCCTACACTAGATATAGTCTTGGTATCATCACCAAAGTACATAGTAGCCCAACCACTATCTTTGAGTAGTTGTTCTTCTTCTTTGGTATTACTAGGGTCAAGGGAAGCATTGATTGCGACATTCTTCAGAGGAAACAATACGTCTTCAATCAATTGCTTTAGTCCCTTGTTTCGCCAAGCCCTAGTCGGTATCCACCAAGTAGTATTCGGTGTAGCTTCACATAAAGTTTTTATTCTAAATACATCTGACATATCTTTGATAGCTTCTCCTCTAGTCATAAGTCTAGCTCGTTTTGTCTGTCGTCTAGACCTAAACAATTTCTGTTGTAAAGATTCTAAACTATCTTGATTATCATTTTTATTTGTCGGTAAAGACTGCCAGAACTTCTCGTTTGCAATATCTTTCTTTGCCATACCTTTAAATATTTTGTATAGCTTGACATTGTAACAAGACGTATCACAAAAAGAAGTTCTGTGAACACACGAGCCATTGACATCACCAACATCATTGATGGGTCTGTCAATAGCCCACATCTTTATGTCTTTACACCATCTTAGTGTAGTTTGCATAGTTACTCCTTAAGCTCTT